ATCGGGTTTTATGTAAATGTCTTTAGCGTAGCCTGTAGTACTGTAAAAACTAGAACTTAGACCACCCGCAGTCCCTGTTGTTATGTCCCACGCAGTGCTAAAGTCCACCTCGCGCACCTTTACTGAGCTAGGGGATACTTCTACCTCAAGAAAAAATACTCTGTCGCCCTCGGGCTTGAAAAAAAGACCAGCGGTGATCGTGGCCGCAGAGAGAGAAGCAGACACAGAGTCGTATGACATACCACTTAGCTTGTAGCTACTGACACCTGCACCCGCCCTAGCCATCAAAAGTTTTTGTAATGACGTTATCATGCCATTGCATCCCCTGCTAAGAAACCATACCAAGTTGTTCCACCGTCTACTGTCATAAAGGTGTATACGTCCGTCTCCCCGCTTGCGGGTGCATCAGGAGCCGAGCCACCAGCCCAGTCAACCGAGGCAGGCCACGTCAGCGTGTGAGTGCCACCAGCCGTAATAATAAGGCTGAACGTGCCGACCTGACCAGACGAAGGGACACCCGTGAAGGTGAAGGTCGTGTTGCCCGAGGTCGTCAGCGTGTAGGTATCTCGCGCACCTACGTCCACCGATGGGGTGGTGCCTGAGAGGGCAGCAGAGGTGTTATCAATGCCACAACCGGGAATACGGAAACGAGTTACTGAGGTGTTACCAAGAGTAATCTCGTTATTGACAGAAGTGGAAGAAGCGTTAGAGTTATGACCGATAACAGTGTTGTTATCACCTGTCTCGGTGTCCCCAGCATTATTCCCTATAAAGGTGTTGTTATCGCCAGTCGTTAGGGCTGCACCTGTGCTTCCGCCAACACATACATTGTTAGTACCAGTAGTGATGTTTGTGCCACTTTGATCACCTATTAGGATATTACTTTTCCCAGTAGTAATGTCATAACCTGCTAGGTAACCTATGGCAACATTGTCAGCGGTGGCTTCTGTAGCAACACCAAGTCCCATTGCGCTATCGCCAAGGGCAATGTTCCGAGACCCAGTTGTAATGTTTCTTCCGGCGTTTCTACCAAACAGTACATTTGCGGTGCCGCTAGTTAAATCTTCCCCAGCAGAAGCCCCAATAGCAACGTTATCGTCTCCGGTTGTGACACCATTGCCCATAGCGTTTGGACCAATAGCAACATTATCAGAAGCCGTGGCCATGTTGGCTCCGGCGGTTCTACCTATTAGTGTGTTGTCGTCACCGGACGTTAATTCATAGCCGGATTGATACCCAATGGCGATATTGTACTGACCCCCAGTCAAATTGCCTTCGCCCATAGCTTGACCGCCGATGGAGACATTGTAATTCCCGTTCCCGCTCAAAAACGACAAATGCCCAACGGCAATATTGCCTATGCCAGTTGTGGTGTTTTCTCCCGCCTTAGTTCCAAGAAAAACATTCGAACTGCCGGAGGTTACGTCCTTACCAGCGTCAATACCAACTGCCGTATTGTTGTTAGTGGCGCTGGCAGAAGCTAAGGCACCAGACCCAAGCCCGACAGTAGTGGTTCCCGCAATCGCGTCAGAAAGGTCGTCAATTGAACTTGCGCCACCCGAGGGTGTCGCAAAAGATAATCCACCAGAGCCATTTGTAGATAATACTTGACCACTACTTCCGTCGGTTGTGGGTAGAGTGAATGTTTCACCAAACTCTTTTAGATTAGTATCTCTAGCTAAATCACTTAGATTTCTAGTATTACTCATTATGGTCTCCTAGGACTCTTTATTTATTACGGTATTTATACTTCAGGTGCAGTGTTTGCTTCTTCAACTTCTTCAACAATGTTCCATCTAATATCAAACTCATAAACTTCTTGTGCAGTAGTTAGAGCTTTTAGTTGAGCCTTTTTAATCCAAGATTGCGCATACTCATTTTCAATTTGCGCAAATACACTTTCTCCCATTTCAATAGCTTCTTCTGGCGTAAGTGTATAAGGTTGATTATCTGCGGCCATGAATGTTATAGTATCCGTTTCATTGCGCATTACTTTCAATGATGCTTTTTGAACAATGTTTGTGAGATTTTGAATGTCAGGCTTACCTTGTCTCACGTCAACAGGTATGGTTTGACCAGTGCTTAGAACAACCGTTTTTTGACTATAGATAAGCTGTTCTCGTAAAGCGTTTATCTGATGTTCTTTTTCAGCCTTTAACTGATCCGCTGGCTTGTCTGATACAGCCCAACTAGCACCTGTCCAATTTAAATTTTCCCAAGCATTGACAGCAGGTTTATCTGGTGCTACTGTGTAGCCAGCATCTTCTATTTCTTGTACTGTGAAAGAAGACGGATCAGTTCTAGTTCTACCATCAGAAAGAGTTATTCTGTGTGGTAGAGGTTTTGGGTATTGTGATTTGTATGAGTATAGTGTCATGGTTAACCTTTCATTGAAATAGCTTATTACTTTATTATCTCCAAACTGCTACCCCCAAAGCGGTACCTTGTGAAGGTGCTGTGCCAGTTGTTGAAACTATTGTGTGAGTTTGCGTTGATGTTGTAACCAATGAAGCGCCTGTCGCACCAGTCAACCCCCCTCCAATTTGTTCATCATATCTTTCTGTGACTCCAGACCAAGTATGCGCATACACATTACCTGATGTATGCGCAGCTATAATAGCTGAACCTGAACTGATTGAAGTTGTATTAACTGTTCTAGTAGTAACAAAATTAACATCAGTATCTGATCCAGTAAATGTTGGGGTAGTTGAAATGTAACCCTGTATCGTATAAACTCCAATCCCGCATCTGAATGGTCCGCTTGGGTAGTTGACAGTAACTGAAGTGGTGGATGAACTTAATTCAGCATACCACAAAGATACATGTGCGACTCCTGATGATGAACCGGTTGAAGTAGCAGATACTGCTTGTGTGGCCGTTACTCCTCCTATCGTTACACTAGATGCAGGTACGCTTGTGCCCACTGTAGTTTCGCTGTGAACGGCAATCACTGCCAATGACGGACCAATACTAGCGGTAGTAAAATTATATGTCGTCAATGAACTATTATTGCTATATGTGTTTACGAATGCTGATGCTGTTGGTCCACTAGGCCATATTACATCACGCTTCGCTCTAAGCTGTTCTCGCAAACCCCAAACGCCACTAGCTTCTGTGATAGTGGGTGAATTTGGTATCCCTATGATTCCGCCGTTTTTCATAGTCCGTAGCTACCTTTTAACGCATTATAGTTTTGCGTTATTTCTCGTTGCGTCAACGCTTTTTCATATACAAGCATAAAACCTATTCGCCCATTCCATTCTCTTGCCACATCGTGATTCCACGTCCCAATACGGGCATTAGTCTGCGCTGAAGGTGTCACATAAGTATCAGTTCCAGAGTTGTCTAATACGCCATTTTTATACCATGACCAGTTGCCGCTAGACTGATCGTGTGTAACTGCCCAAATTTCCCAAACTCCAGTACTTAAAATACTAGTTGAAGTCATGTTAGTACCATCAGTAGTAAGAGGTCCAGGATTTTCTCTAAATATTAATTTATTTGCTGGTGTACCATTTGAATCTGGAAAGATGCACCACCCATTAAGAGCATTTCCGCCATCACTTTTATCTATTATTCGCTGAAAGTTATCTCCAGGCCCATCCCAATATGTGGCAAACATAATTGTCAATCCGCCGTCAGCAGGACTAGATAGTTGAAGTGGGTTGGAAGTTGTAATGGTACCAAGTTCTATGTAATCATCTAAGCCATCAAATTCAAAATAAGTAGAATTGTATACTGCACCACCTGTCACTACACCGTCATTATTTTGACCACTAACATCCCACCAACGCTCTTCTCGTTTTATTGCTGTTGTGCCTGTTTTTACAGGACGACTGTAGTTACTCATTGGTCCTCGCTGAAGTTGCGGGTTCCAAAAAGTGTTTGAACCCGTGGCAGTGGGGTCGCCCACAAGACCAGCGCCTGCTGACCCTACTACTGGATAAATATTACAAACCATTCTATCGTAACCAGCACCTTCAGTTTGAACCTCAAACATAACACGCCACCAGTCACCCTCAGAAACAACTTGCATATTTGTTGAATTAACTGCAACAAAATCTCCATTATCAGGGTTTAAGTAAGAGTCATAGACAGTTCCATTAGTATAACTAGGGGTATCTACAAAATAAATTTGTATAAGTGCCCACGGGCCGCCAGTGTTCTTTTTGATGTGGTATATTGCTGTCATTGTTTGAACAGTTTCATAAACAGCATCATTGTTATCATCTACTATATATACTGCGGCAAAGTTTGCAGCATCATTATCTGATAAAATAAACGCATCATTTTGTCCATCAACGCCTGTAGTTGCTGTAGATGAAACGCTATTTACAGGTATCCAATCTGGATATGATGAAGGAGTAATATCTGTTGAATAAGGAATAAAGTTTTCTGAAACACCATAACTCTTTTCATTTACTGCGTCCATCCAAAGCACTAAGCTATTAGTGTATATATCTGGTAAAAAGTTTTTATAACTTGCGTCTAAATTCCAAAGACCTGTATTTTTTTTGTTACCGATGACAATTATACCAGAATTGTAAATGTCGCTTGCATCGGTTGCTGTTAATGCGACTTCATTCCAGTAACATACATCTTGTAATCGCCCATCATAACTTGCGTAAGTAATGTTAGCGTTCAAATGATTTCGTGCTGCGCCAGAACCGATTCTAACATCGCCTACGTGCTCTAATAAATCTGTTCCGACTGAGCTTGTCGCTTGCCCAGCAAGACTTCCATTTAAGTAAATCTTAATATTATTTGAACCAAGTGTTAAATCAAATGTGACTAAGCAATGATAGGTGGTTCCTGTGGAAACAGAAGCAGTAGCGTGACCTCCTGATATATTACTTTCGCCTAAATTAGCATAAATCAGACCATTATCTAAATAAATTGACATCCAGTTTGTACCACCACCTTCTTCCCAGATGCACGGATAAGTACCAGAACCAGTAGTGTCAGCATTAAACCAAAAAGATATAGAACGCTTTGTCCAAACATACCCAGTTCCACCATTTATAAGTGGATCGTTAGCGGTTGTAAGATATTCAGACCCTGACATATCTGCGCTTTGATATCCTGGGAAAGTTTGTATTAGTCCCGTGGTGTACGAAAACGTTCCAGTTGGTGTAGTACTATGAGATCCCTCTTCATTAGTTGTTGCATTCAGCGTCCATCTAAAATCAGGAGCACCTCCTGAAACTGAATTAATAGCGGTGTTGTAATTAATATCAGGAAAATATTCATAGAAACTAGTGTCACTATAATCCGCAGTTCTGCCTATAAATCCACCATTATCTAATAAGGTCATAATAAATCCTTATGCGTCATCAATGATTTCGTATGAACACACTGCCTGCAGGTCACCATTTGCGCTAGCCAAGCAACGAATGGCATCACCCTCTTCTAAGTAAATTGACATGTCTTTAGACAAAACTACTAATGTAGAATCGGCAGGAATTGTTATTGTTCTAGCTAAGTAATAAGCAGTAGATGAACGAAAAAGATCAATACTTATGTCCGCTGCATTGACGCCATCTACATTTGAAACTACAATAGAATTTACTTTATAGAGTTTATTGCTACTTGTAGAGTTAGTTGTGATAGCTGTTTCAGTTGTTGTTACATTCATCACATCCGTTTTACCAAGAATGCTTGAAACGTTTACTACGTTTGGTGCTGCCATTTTATTCTCCTATTACATCCAGTATTTATCGTCAATGTAATCAACTGGGATTGGATCCATTGCTTCTAATTCATCTGATTTTGCGCGTATTACTTTAATTTGATCCCACAGTGCTTGACCTGCTGCAACTTCCGCTTGCTCTTCTAGTGACCAGTTTTGTACACCTTTAATGGCGAGTTCTGCCGCACGCGCTGTTAGGTTGCGTTGTTTCCAATCAGGCAGTATTTCATAAATTCTACGTTGTGCTTCTTCTTTGACCATTTCTACTGTAGCTGGGATATTTACTACTGTCCAACCAATAACCCAATTGCCTTGTTGGTCTTGAGTAGGTAATTCATCTTGAACTGCGCGTTGCCAAACCTCTGTAGTTGGACGATCCGAAACTGTTACTGGGTAAACATCATATTCAGCCAGTACTGCGTAGGGTACTATTTTCGGAAATGAAATGTTTGAGTTATCACGATGAAGTTTCTTAATTGTGTATATTTCAGGCTTTCCGTTTGTTAGTTTAACATACATTTTTAATTTCCTTTATTTTCTTGTGGGCTGTCTTTACGAAGATGCTTAAATGGGCATTGCTGTCACTCCCCGTTGATCTGTTTTGCGTACATGGTTTTTGCCCCTTATGTCTCTACGTTTCAGGTGAAGGTGATTGTTGTTGTACGGTTTTCGGTATTGATGCTGCCGTCGTTACTACCCCAAACCCCGGGATTATCGCTACTAAGCGTGTCAATCTTGTACGCAATCCCAGTAGACGAGTAACCGGGGGGGCTTGTTTTATAAGCCTCATCGGCCAAAGTGTAACCAGACGGGGCAATATCGAGTCTTCTAAGGGTATCCTCAAAATGCGCAGTCGTTATCCACAAATCCCCGTTCGCGGTGAGGTTTGGAGGGTCTGCTGCCCCGGGGGTTGAGGCAAAGGTAAACGCCCTATTCACATACCCAGTCACCCCCTCAAAGACAGAAGCCACAACGCTAAGGCTTTCCCAGTTACCAGAGCCTACACCACTTGGACTCGGGTTTGTGTCCCCAGCGCCAACAAATCTATAGCCAACATACGTACCCACTAAGGTTTCGTCTGTCTCGTTGTAGATGGCTGTAAAAGGCATCCCGGTCCAAGACCAAGTACTATCCGCTTTATCCATAAATGTGAAAGCGATCACAACCAAATCGCCGGGTGACGCGACACTGAGGACGTTTAGCGACCAAGTGCTTGCGTTAGAGCGCGTCATAGTTACAGACCCAACATACGCGATTTGTTTTTCTGCCGCGCCACCAGCACCTTGTATTTTATGAAACAGCATCAGGAACCATCCCCCACGAGAGCCCCGTAGAGCGTTGTGCTGACTTTCCACAGGGCAATGACTGTAAAGCCTGTGGTTGCAAGCGTAGGAGCAGAGCCACCGTTATTGACCCATGTGATCGTTGGCCAAGTGATTGTGTATGCGGTACCATCATCCACCATCAGCGTGATCGCCTGACCAGCAGAGAATCCGTCTGTGTAAGTCGTGTTGTCAGTTAGCGTGTGTGTCTGCACCGAACCATTATCAGGCTCCAAGGCAACACTCGTACCGCTCAGAGTGTAGACATCCTCAGTGATAGTCCCTGCCGCGATGACAGGATTAGTAGCAGTCAAAAAGGTACTCGATATTGACCAAGCCGTGCCGTCCCAAATCCAAGTTGTACCATTGGCCGTATACGTATCATCTACTGCTGGACTATCTGGAAAATTTAATGCCATTCTTTATCTCCTTATCCAAATACAATCGCCATAGCAATTGCTTTACCTGTTGTCACATCAGCACCATCAGCACCATCAGCACCTGCAGGTCCGCTTATAGCAACCCATTGACTTGACGTTCCATCATTATAATAAACATACATTGAAGCATCATTTGTATTGAACCAAAGATCGCCATCACTAGGTGAAACTGGAGCATTATCTGAAGTTGTTACTGAACCTCCACCACCTGCGCTTTGATCAACCCAATCATAGTCAGAGCCTGTCCAAGAAAGTATCTGATTCGTTGTTGCTGTCCCAGTGTTTAGGTGCGAATCAACATCTGCATTTGAGTATGAACTAGATTGATTGATCCAATCATAATCTGATCCTGTCCAAGAAAGTATTTGATTCGTTGTTGCTGTTCCGGTGTTTAGGTGCGAATCAACATCTGCGTTTGCGTATGAGCTAGGTTGATTGACCCAATCATAATCTGATCCTGTCCAAGAAAGTATCTGATTCGTTGTTGCTGTTCCGGTGTTTAGGTGTGTGTCAACGTTATTATCAGTATAAGCACCAACACTTGTATTCCAAGCAAGTATTTCAACAGAATCGCCAGCGGTCGCACCTGTTGCTAATACAACACTTGTGCCATTTGTCGCTGTATAATCTAAAGATGATAGCTTGACTCCATTCAAAAATACGTCAGCATATCCAACGGTATACGTAACACTGAATGTCGTCTGACTTGCTGTCGCTGTAAATGTAGATTTCGTGTATGCTGGTGGTTGACTACCATCAACCCAATCATAGTCAGACCCGTTCCAAGAAAGAACTTGATCTGTAGTGGCTGTCCCAGTGTTCAGATGCGAATCAACATCACTGTTTGTATAAGTCGGGATTGTCGTACTAGCTAACCCTGTAACATGACCAAATCCATCTAGTGTTACGTCTTGAATGACTGTTGTACCACTGTTATTGACTGATGCTTGCGTAGATGTATCAGCGTGATTTATCGTTATGTTGTTTGTCGCGCTGTAACTAACTGTTATACTGTTGCCACCCAAGAAGTTGACATTTTCACCAGAAGTGACATTATTTCTGAATGTACCGTCTGTGTATAAACCCCAGTCGCCGTAGTTATCAGCATTAGTAGAACCAGTGTATCCAAGATCAGCTAGTGTCATCGCTCTTGTCGCGAGACTTGTTACGTGACCGAACCCATCTAGATCAATGTCAGAAACGACATTCGCTCCAGTCAGTGCTGTGAGTGACGCTTGGGTAGACGTGTCAGCGTGATTTATTGTGATGGTTTCGTTTGCGCTTTGATTTGTAGTAAAGGCCCCACCAGTAGTCAACCCTGAACCAGCAGAGATTGTAATCGTACCATCATTTACAGTTGGTATTGTTGGTGTGTTCGTAAAGTTGCTGTAATCTAGATAATAAGTGCCCTGTTGACCGTCAAGAGTGTCAGCGTCTAATCCGTTACCTGCCCCTTCGTCACCAGTTGTAAGAATGCGCCCAGTTGTACCACCCGAAGCAATCTCCCAATGATCACTTGTTTCGTTCCATTGTAAGATTACGTTTGTGCTTGTCCCGCGTTCAACTTCAATACCAGCATTCTGCGAAGGCGTCCCCGCTTCATTGCTGTTCAGTGTGATAATGTTATCGGCTAATTTGATAGTTTCTGTGTTGACAGTTGTGGTTGTACCAGATACAGTAAGGTTACCAGATACGATTAGATTGTTGCCGATTGTAACATCGTTAGGTAGACCAATCGTAACACTTGCTGTTTCGCTTCCAGACCCTGAGACTTCAATCTCATTTGCTGTCCCAGAGATTGTCGCAACATAGTTGCCAGACGTTTGTGTCCCCAAAGCAACATCACCAGTTAGTTGAGAAGTCGCGATTGACAAGGTACTATCATCAATGAATAGACCAGATGTGTTTGCTATAAGCGAAGAATCACCAGAAACATCTACTGAAAAAGTTGTGCTTGTTAGAGTTAGACCATTACCCGCTGAGTAGGTAGTGTTATTGTCGGTCGATGAAATGATAATGTGCGTGGTATTAGACGAAACAGAAGTAGCACCTGATCCAACAACCGTAATGTCATCATTGGAGTTTGCACTGTCGCTAAGACGAATCACACCAGTTGCTGGAATACTCAGATCATAGGTCGTGTCAGTATCCGTAGGTGTGTTCGTAAAGTTGTTGTAATCTAGATAATAGCTTCCCTCTTGACCATCTAGTAAATCTGCGTCAAGATTAGAAGTAGCGCCATCAACAGTCAACAGTTTTGAAAGGACATCTGCGGCTGTATAAGAAGATGAGTCTAGCTTTGCGTTCAAAGCTGTCTGCAATCCATCAATGTTACTGATAATGTGATTGTGCGAATCGTCAGCAATCGTCAGAGTAAGTGTAGCATTGCCTAGATTGGTAAATGTAGCAGAACCAGAAGCGTCACCATCAATAGTCAGAGTTGGGTCCGCAGTTGCTGTTGTTGTGATCGTAACGTTTGAAGAACCGTCAAATGAAGTCGTGCCAGTGACTGCACCACTCAGTGTAATGTTGACGGCCGTTTCTAATGCGGATGCTGTGTTAGCATTACCTTGTAGAGCACCTTTGAAGTTGGTTGCTAGTACATCACCATTCACTTGAACTTTATCTGTTGCATTGTCAGTGGCAGTACCGATAAGAATGTTACCAAAAGTTTCTGCGAAACGAATAGTACCATCATCATCTACTTCAATGCTTGGTACGCCTGAAATGTCATTTACTGCGTAGATTGTGCCAGATTGACTATCTGTGATTGAAAAAAGTTGACCACTATCACCTGAGAATGATAGCGTGTCTGATCCAAGCATGGACACTGTAATTGTATTATTTGCGGTACCAATGTCGTCCACAAATGCTATGTTTTGCGCAGTCAAACCATTCTTGACTACAAATCTTTTATCGTTCGCCACGGTTCACTCTCCCCACTAGCGTTTATTTCTTTTATTTATACATTGTAACGGCCGCGAAGTGCTTCAAAGTTTTGTTTTATTTCTGCTTCTGATAGTGTTCTGTTGTAAATAGAAAAGTTGCTAACACTACCTTGAAAAGGTATGCTATTACCTGGTCTAATGCCTAATAAAAGGTTCGTATTACCCGATTGAAGTTCCGAAACAAGAGAAGATCCTTGATGAGATTGTGATGTATTAACACCATTAATAAATGCCCTTGTTTGAGTATTTGGCTCCCAAACGCCAACAAAATTATACCAAGTATTAGTAGTGTAGGAGCTAGTTGCAAAAATTCTACTATATGTACCACTACCATAAACTAAAAAAGAAAGATTGCTTGAGTTTTCAGCGGCTATATAGAAAGTATTATTAGTATAAGAAGTTCCGTTTTCTGCTATCATTTGAGTGCCTATTTTGGAAAAGTTGAGCCAAAGTGATACAGTAAGTCCCGTTAAACTAGATCCTAAAAAAGTTGCTGATCCACAATCCACATAATCATTAACACCATCGAAAACTATACTACCATTATTATCAGAACTATATGTTGGTCCATTAGTTAATGTGCCATTATTACCATTAGCTAAATCATTCCAAGTAGTTCCACTACCCGAATAACTTCTTTGATTAGCAGCATCTAAATGCAATACTAATCCATCATTGACTATTTCTGGTCCTGAGAATACTGCCATTAGATTGAATAATACTCCATTTGATCTTGTTCTATATAAGAACGCTTATCTCTTATATCAGTTGGGAATACCACAAGTTCACTAATAGAACCTATCAAATCTTGATATGATGGTGTCGCATATCCCAATGCGTGTGTTTTTATCATAACACTTTGAGAATCTGGAGTGCCTACTCCTGTAACTTGAAATAAATCTGAACCTTGCACTGCACCTGTAGGTGAAGTAGTTGTACTTCTGTTTACTAATGACCCATTATTATATGCGTAGTCACTATGAACCCAATACAAATCATCAGCAGCATGTGCAAACAATCCTCTATATAGAGCACCACCGCTTGTAGTTTCACTAATAACCATTGCGGCAGAATTTCTTTGAAACACACTAAAGCTGGATCCAAAAGTTGTAGTAGTAACATTCAATCTTTGCGAACCAGAAAACACGATAGTCGGCTTGTCGTTCTTTGTTTCCAATGCGCCAGAGTTTACTATGCGAGGTTGTTCTGCTTGTGTGGTATTAGTTGCGTGTCTTCCGTCACCACTTTGATCATACCATGTTTCAACATAACCACTGCCAGCGCCTACAAAAGTAAGTATGTCATCTATGGGTATACCATAGAGATCGTTTGAGAAAGAAAACGTCTGAGTAGTATCGTCAGAGTCCCTGCGTATCTTTAGAATGGGGCCACTGTACTTGTAAAGTTGACGAAGAGATAAAACAAGTTGAGGTGTTCCACCATGAGACACTAAACTCTTTTTTGTTCCGTGACCCAAACTCATTAGTTCAATATCCCGTTTAGTCTATAATCTTCGTAGAAAATACTGCCTGATTTCATAGCAATATACACTGGTGCTTCGGTTGTATGCCCAGTCTCGCTGTCATTTATTTGATCTTCTTCTGTAAATACGCTTATAGAAGAGGTACTTAGATTACCAGCACCTCTCATAAAATAACCATCTCCACCGTCTATAGTTATTCCTTTTACAATAATATCAGGATTGGTGCTATAAGTATTTGAAAAGTTAATTGCTCGTGTACCAGCAGAAAAAGCATTTCCTAATATCTCAGACTCATAATGATCAAATACACCTGTAGTTATTGCCATCCAAGCAATTTTTTCTACTTGAACTGTGCTGGATGTTTCAAGCCTATTTTGGCGAATTATAAAGGAGCTTGTAGAAACAGACCCTGCCAAAGTACTCATAAATGCTTCATTATTATTTGTATTTAAGGAGTGTATAACGGATGGGGAATTTGTAAACTGATGTGTAAGATTTATTGTTTCAGATGTATTTGCACCACCTAAACTACTACCTGTTGCAGAGAATAATGCGTCAGTCTCAATAGAACCTACTTCTACATAACCGCCTTCCGCAAGTCTATGAACTCCTTTTTCCATTACAAGATAGCTTACATCTTCAGAAGAACTGTGTGATAACCCATCATCTCTTTGAAAAAAGATGTTACAAGAGTTTCTTGTAACATTACTAACTCTGGCTTGCGCTGCTCTTATGTCATTGTTTGTTGTCATGAAGACAAAAACTACTGGGTCTTTGTAATAAGTAGAAAACGTTACTGTTTCAACTACACCACCATCAATAGAATCTGAAAGAGTTAATGTTCCAGATTCTCCAATACGTTTTGCCCCACCATAAGTTATTCCCATTACACGTCTACTCCACCAATACAAATATACCCATCTACTGCTACTGCCACACGATCTCTTCCATCTACATAATAATATATCAAAGGATAGTTATGACTTTTTAACGCTACTCCGTTAATCCAACCCATCAATACGAAACTTGCTATACATGTCATCTATTTTCCTATGCTGTAATTAGATTCTCTGTTACTTTATACGTAGTGCTATTTGCAGAAGCAGCCGTAGCTAACACTCTCACATTACCAGTATCTATATCAACATCATAAGTTGCTAACGGACTTGACCCAGTGTGTATCGTACCGTATTCTGTTGCGCTTGCTGTTGTACCATCATGAACGATTAGTAACTCAGTCACATGAACTTCACCAGAGACTGTATCTTTGGCTTGAATGACGAACTTACCAGACGAGTACGTTGCGGCCGTGAATGATGCGATTTCTGTTTGCGTTGTTGTAGTAGTGCTTGCTGTTTCGCCGATAAGATCGTATAAAGAGGCGATAGTAATGCTACCAGCAATATCAACATCATTTGGCAACCCAATGGTCACAGCCGCAGTTTCGGAGCCAGAACCAGTAACTTCAATCTCATTCGCAGTTCCAGAAATAGTTGCTACATAGTTACCAGACGTTTGAGTTCCTAGAGCAACATCACCTGTAAGTTGTGATGTGGCAATAGACAATGTGCTGTCATCAATGAACAAACCAGAAGAGTTGGCTACCAACGAAGAATCACCTGCTACATTCACTGAGAATGTTGTGCTAGTCAAATCTAGACCATCTCCGGCTGAATATGTCGTGTCTGTATTATCACTTGCTGGTAAAGTCAGAGCAACTGTTGCTGTCCCCGTGATGTGACCCTGAGCGTCATAAGTGACACTAGGGACATTGAATGAACCACCATAAGCAAGCGTTCTTGTTACTCCTCCTTCGGATACAGTACCCGCAGTAATGCTATTACTGTGATTGATTGTTACATCACCAGTGCCACCCCCAGTCAGACCAGTGCCAGCAGTAATAGTTTGATCGGCCGTTGCGTTAGTCTCACCAGTATATCCTAAGTCTGCCAGCGTCATTGCTCTTGTTGCTAGACTTGTGACGTGACCAAAACCATCCAGATCAATGTCTGAGACAACGTTAGCGCCAGTTAGGGCAGTAAGACTTGTTTGTGTTGACGTATCGGAGTGAGATAAACCAGTTGAGTCTTGCGTTAGACCAGAGCCAGCGGCTACGCTAAAGGTAGTACCAGAAAGATCAATACCATTACCTGCTGAATAGGTTGTGTTATTGTCTGTAGATGAAATAATGATGTGAGTTGTATTGGATGAAACTGTCGTAGCACCTGACCCAACAAAGACAACATCATCGTTTGAGTTTGCGCTATCGCTAAGGCGAATCGTCCCAGTTGCTGGAATAGTTAGATCGTAAGTGGTATCGCTATCTGTAGGCGTATTCGTAAAGTTGTTATAATCTAGATAGTAGCTTCCATCTTGATCGTCTAATGTGTCGGCGTCCACATTTAGAGCATTAACGAAAGACTTCGTAACCCTAGCATCAATGTCTGTATTTGCTCTTGCTGTGGTGTAATAAAAATTTGTGCCTTCGCCAATGTCTGTCGTTGTGAGTGTTCTTGTTGACAGGCTAGTAACGTGTCCAAACCCATCCAGGTCGATGTCAGAAACAACATTTCCACCACTTAGAACAGAAAGACTTGCTTGTGTAGATGTATCGGCATGACTGAAAGTCGTTCCAGTGAGATCAAGCCCATCACCCGCTGAGTAGGTCGTGTTATTATCAGTGGATGAGATTGTTATATGTGTTGCATTAGATGAAACTGTCGTAGCACCTGACCCAACAAACGTAATGTCATCATTGGAGTTCGCGCTATCGCTAAGACGAATGACCCCAGACCCAGGTGAAACTAAATCGTATGTGGTGTCACTATCTGTTGGCTTGTCTGTTAGATCATTGTAAGACCCAGATGTGGCCACAGTGGCAAGACCAGAAACGTCTGTTGTAGCATCAATCTGATTTAGTGTAATCTGTTGACCAGTAATCGTTAGATAGTCATAAGATCCTGCTAATGTTACGTCTGTTGAGTTATCAGTCCCAACAGGGTCAAAGTCTACACCAGATACTGGAATGCTTGGTGTGTTTACAAAGTTATCGTAATCTAGGTAAAATGATCCATTTGCACCATCAAGAGTATCAGCATCAACATCCAATGCGTCAACAAAAGTCTTGTTCACTCTTGTGTCAATAGCCGAGTTCACACTTGACGTAAAGTTTGTGATAGTGCTTACGGTATGACTATGACCGTCATTTACAACGGATAGAGGTGAACCAGCAGTACCAAGCCCGGTGAGCGTAGAATCTGATGTAACCTGTGAAAGACCACCACCAGATAAAGTAGTGATTGCATCATCAAGATCGTCTAAAACTCCAGCAAGCGTACTCGCAGTAGAGTTATCAAGTAAAGATGAATCAATGGCAAGGTTGTCTTCTGTAACCTCTTGAATCGTGACAATGCTTTCAGCACCATCATCTTTCTTGATAAAGATTTTACCGTCGTATGTGTTGAGTGCGACTTCACCCAACTCTAGAATAGAAGTGTTCGGTTGTTTACCGGGAACAGAACTTCTTTTTAGCTTGATATTAGTGGTTGACATGTGTCCTCAATCGTGTATAATGACTATGTAGTCCTAAGAATAATAAAGAGAGTCTTTGATTATGTAATCATGTAAGACTCTCCATTGAATCAAGAGTATTTAGTAAGTCCCCCCATCAAGGGTAGAGATTGTAACAGCACCAGATGTGACTGTGAAGTTATCAGCACTGAATGAAGCAACACCCTTTGTGGTAGTTGTAGCATTTACACCAGCAAGAGTGACAGTAGCACCTTCACCAGTTCCCGTTACAGAAAGACCAGTTCCAGCAGTTACTCCTACAGATTCTACATAATCTCCAGTTGTATCAGTGCCAAGAGCAATAGAATCAGCAGCAATAGTGGCCGTAATGTTGATGTTAGCAGAACCATCAAAAGATGCGGAACCTGTTACGTCACCAGAAAGTTGAATCGTTCTTGCTGTCTCTAGTGTGGTTGCTGTGTCGGCATTACCTTGTAGAGCACCGATGAAAGTTTCCGCTTGCATGTCTGCAAGAGCGAATGTGGCATTTGATGTGTCAATGAAAGGTGAAGCATCTGGTTCAGGAACGTATCCATCAAACACTTTGAAGATACCATCTGAAGCATCGCGGAACATACCAGCGTGTGCATAAGTGCCGTCATTGTAGGACCCAGCCCAACCTAGATCAGGATTAGTTTGTGCGCTGTTTGCGTTCAGATAAATCATGTTATCTTCAACGGATAGCTCTTGAACGTTGATTGTTACAACGTTACCTGAAACTGTGAAGTCACCATCAATCTGAAGATCGCCTGTGAATGTACCATTTTGGAATGTGACGTTTGCTGATGAAGAAACGTCTTGACCAATCGCAATAGTAGGTGTAGCACCTTCACCAGAGTTATTTGTGATTGTAACACCAGTGCCTTCAACAAGACTTTCCACATAAGAACCAGAAGTCTGTGTTCCCAGAGCAACATCACCAGTTAGCTGAGAAGTCGCAACTGAAAGTGTGGAATCGTCAATGAATAGACCAGAAGAGTTAGCAACAAGTGAAGAATCTCCTGATGTGACAATGTGTACGCCAGTTGCGTTTGCTGTGAGGCCATCACCAGCAACAACAAATGTTCCAGATGAGTTAGCCGCAAGACCGTCTTGTGCGTTTACTGCAACGTCATCAGCGTTTACTGTGATACCGTTACCAGCACCTACTGCGAAGCTACGGGAAGCTGTAATGTCACCACCACCAGTTAGACCAGAACCAGCAGTTAGTGAAACACCAGAGTGATCAATGTGTTCATTCGCAACATAGTTTAGAAGTGCGTCATGATCAATGTCAGCAGTACCAGCGGCTGTCAGACGACCTTGTTGGTCAACAGTGAATGTTGCCACTGTGTTAGCATCACCATAAGAACCAGGTGTAACAGCAGTGTCGTCTAGATCAATGTCAACTCTGTCGTCACCAACTATTGTGGTGATGCCAGTGTTACCAGAGAAGATTAGCGTACCTGTCAGAAGCTGAACAGTGTCTGTTCCAGAATCACCCAGAATGCTCAGACCAGTTGCGATAGAGGCAGTACCAGCGTCTGTGAGACGACCTTGTTGGTCAACAGTGAATGTTGGAATCTCTGTAGATGATCCATAAGAACCCGGTGTTACCGCAGTATCGTCTAGATCAATAGAGATTTGATTATCGGATACTGTAGTTGTGATTCCAGTGTCACCAGCAAAGGTTAGCGTTTGCCCAGTTGAGAATGTGTCAGGTGTTCCTGAATCCGCAGCAATCGTGAAGTCGCTTACAACACCGCCAACTTGAGTGTCAACATACGCTTTGGTTGCCGCATCTTGATTAGAAGTTGGATCAACGAGATTGATGATCTTAGAAGTCGCAACGTCAACTGAACCTGATCCATTAGGTGAAAGTTGAATATTACCGTTTGTGTCTGTGGACGTGATCGCATTACCGTTGATTGTAATGTTATCAACGTTTAGTGCGTCAATCTTTGAGTTTGAGTCAACGATTAGCGCAGAACTTGCTGTGAGTGTGCCTGGTGTGTGATCTAGTTTTGATGTGAAATACGTACCGCCAATGACTTCAATGTTAGCCGCTTCACCAGCAGTTTCTACACCTGTACCAATGTAAAGTCTGTCACCACCATTAGCCTCTGTGCCAGCAAGATAAGAATAAGCTAACTCACCTTGTGCTAGGGCACTTGGGCTGCCAGCTACGCCTGATCTTTTGATCTTAATTACTGACATTAGAAGAATCCTCCGTTAAAAATCGTATTAGTATTGTCTATTTCTGTTTTTGCTTCAAAGTTACCAGAGGTGCTATTGTAAACAAGTAGAGCGCCGTCAGTCGCTGATCCTATATCTAGACCACCTAAATCGGAAAGTCTTAGATTGCTTATGTCAACTTGATACTGAGTAACTTGAATTTTTTTCTGTGGATTCAGTCTACCTTGTATACTGTTTCTACTTGAGTTTATAGAAGCCTTTATGTCAGCCATGTCTTACCTCGTTATACCTGGTGTGACCGTTGCAATGCCTTCAACTACTCTGATCACTTCGCCGTCAACAGATGAAGTGATTTCTACATCATAAAGATAGCGCCCTGGTTCAATGTCATTTGTAACTGAGTTGTCTAAAGAAATGGTTATTGAACCAGCGCCAGCGCTGTCTGTACACGTAAATGTAGCAGCAGGTGAAGCTGAAGCATAGTTTTTTCTCATTTGAGAAGCGGCTGAATAGTTCGTAAGGTCAAAAGCATTACCGTCACCATCAACAACGTCAATAGTGGCTGAAAAGTCTGCTCCCTGATCTATTACTATGTTTGCTTTGATAGCCATTTATAGCTCCTGTTTTACATTATTTATAGATTAGGGAACCTAAGATTTTCAGTTAGGCCACTCTAAAACAGGCAATTCAGCTTCAATGTCAGAATACCCAGATGGTACAGGTCTTGTTCCAGCTTCAACTTTCGCCATAATTTCATACAATTTATTCCAAGTCGCGTCTCTTGCATCAACGCAATACTGCCCTTCTTCTGCAAACTTCGTGACTGTTGATGTTGCGTAAGTACATGCGGAAAGCATTGTATCATAACCTCTTGTTTGAGCAAACTCATTAAGTCTTACTTGAACTTCTTTTGCAATTTCATCTTTAAGTAATAAAAGACCATTCTGTTCAGTGATAGTCCACTCGTGGTTTACATAATCGTATTCGTGAAATTTTGAAGGCGGTTCTTGTAGTTTAGCTTGATCGTAAAACCATTCGTATAAAGATTTAGTGTTACCTTCAATGTTTTTGAAAACTTCGGGGAATGAGTCTGGTTTAAATGATTGTACGACTGTCTTAGAACTTACCATGTTTACAATAGAGTAAATTCCGCTATAAGGCTCATAAGACAATTGCATTGTTTTTTCTGGCATGTTTAGAGTTGATGTAAATGCGTCATTGAACTCTTTTCTTGTCACAACTGACGAAAATAAAAAATCACCTCCAAGTTTGTCATAAACAAAACAGGAAGCGAAGCTAGGTTCTATACTAAAGTTTATAAATCCAGGTGTAGATAGTGCCATTACGAGTTACCCCTTATAATTTTTTGATGAAGTGGAGAGCATGATACTTAGGTTTAATTCTTGCGCTAAACGTATTTATTGTGTGAGAGTGCGTTCCAGTGAAATTTACGTGTCGTCCGCTCTGAGTTGGATCACCGATGTTTCCACCTTCTCCTGTGTAGTGTCTATGTGAACCAGTAGAACCTGTTGTTAAATCTGCGAATGCGACTTCATTAGTACCAGAAGAAACACCGTGACTATCAGTGTTACTAATAGCAAGATATCGTTCTCTCATGTCAGGGGTTCCGTTTGTTCCATCGCATATAGCCCATCCTGCAGGTGGAGTTTCGCTTCCCCATAACATAATAGATCCTGAAATTGCACCTACAGTTTCACTTTGATCTGACCAAAGACTAAAGGTTCTTTTTTTAGTATTATCGTTACCTGCATTACTGTGGGTAATAGTGTGAGAATGTGACCCATCAGAAGAGTCTGAAGAATAATAAGATTCGGTCCCAGAGGTTATAGGTGCTCCGTTTGGACCGTGACTGTGACTACCTGCACTGTTTGTTGTTAAAGTCATACCAATCGTATTATTTCCTACAACTACAGAAGATTCTGAAGAAGAGTTTAGCAACATATGCGTTTCGCCTACATCAACAGAGCTTAAACCGCTTAAATTTGAATCAGAAAGAATGTATATATTACTTGGTAATGGTGATGCTGTAACGCACTTGGCTAATTTATAAGATTTTCTCTTTAAATCAGCATCTATAGAAGATGGTGTTACTGTATGCGTGTGAGCACCTGCTGTAAATGTACCAGTCAATAATGTGGAAGTTCCAGACGTATATGTGTATGTAGAACCAGTATGACTACCAGCGGTGTTGGTTGTAATGGGCCCGTCTATTATTTCAGTATCGCCATCTGAGACAGTGTTTAGTGTTACAGTATTACTCGCACCTATAATAAACTTATCTATTCCTAAATCGTAATCAACCCAACTACCATCTTCTGGGAGAGAACCTGTGTATGGAGCAATCGCTCCCACTGGTGCAAATGGCGTGTCTATGGATTGTATAGAAATATCACGACCATTTATTGTAAAACCAGCAGTACCAGCCGTATTAGCAGTAAACGTGATTACGTCTTCGTCTCTCGTTACAGTGCCAGTGTTAGAAGTAAGAACATACTCTCTTTCAATGTCATAATCTGTAATTTGAAATAGCGCCGGGAAGTTGACATTAACAGATGCTTTATCATATTTAATACTATCTTTAAGATTTTCCGTATCTTCCTCAAATACAGTCCACAGATTACTTGAATAAATTTCAAAGTCGTTTATGTCTGTGTTATATCTAAACATACCGCCACTAGGAGAAACTGGCCTTTGTGCTGTATTTCCACTAGGCAGAACGATGAATCCGTTGTCTTCAAATTCAGCATTATTCAAGTTCTCTAAATCTTTAGTGTCAGATATAACAACAGTGTTTGCTATTTTAATTGACATTATACATCTCCAACATTAGTTGATGGGTACGATCTACCGTTACCCCAAATGATTCTAACAGCACCTTGAGCACCATTACCAGCAGTTCTTCCTGTCTGAAGAGAAGCGGCCGCTCCACCGCCCCCATATAGGCCACCGTCACCTCTAGTGGGATCAACTAGACCACTAAATCCTGATTGCGCTCCCGTTGATCCGCTTAAACCATAGGTGAAAGGACCCTTTCCACCTAGTTCATAATAGAATACTTCTGGCTCAAAAAGATCAATCTGCAATAAAGGTTCAACAGTTGTTGAATCCGAGTTTTTAGATATAGTAAACAATCTTGACAAATCCGAGTTGAACTCAAATGGTGTGTGAGAACTACCAGCTATCAATCCCATGTCATAAGCATTGAAATAATTGGCTGTTGTAATGTCCCATGGAGTTGATAAAATATATTCTTTTATTTCACCATTATTATAATTAAACGTGAAAAGTTTTGATCCATCTAATTTGAAGTTCAATCTATTTGAGAATGTTGTGCCACCATTAAAAACAATTGAGTCGTATGACGCAGTTGATATATCCCATGGCGTTGATAAGCTATATTGAAATATTTGCTCTGAATTGTTTATTGCATATATTTTAGTACCATCCGTTTTAAAGAAAAAGTCGTACACAAATGTAGACTCACCTCCTACTATGTCAACACTAACACCAGAATAAGTTGCTGTAGAAAGATCCCAAGGAGTTGACACAGTATGTTCTTGTATCAATCCTCTGGTGTCTAATGCGTATAGAATTGTACCATCTGATTTAAATGTGATTGCTTCTGGAGAACCGTTAGTAGTTTGTATACTATAACTTACAGAATCATAAGAAGAAGTTTTTGCGTCCCAAGCAGTATTAGCAGTGTATTGATAAATCGTTCCTGGTGTTAATCCGTCTAAAACATACATCTTAGTGCCATCTGATTTAAATGTTAAATCTTGGATAGATGAAAATCCTGTGCTATATACATATGATAGATTGTAAATTGATGTTGTTGACACGTCCCAAGCAGTACTTAATGAATATTGATAAACTTTGTCGTTTGTTGCCCCAACCATGTACATTTTAGAGCCGTCGGGTTTAAAGAAGATGCTTCTTGGATTATCATCTTGACTACTAACAGAAAATCTAACAGAGTCATAAGATGCTGTTGATACATCCCAAGGTGTGCTTAAAGTGTATTGATAAACTCTGTAGTTCGATTCTCCAAGTATGTACATTTTAGAGCCGTCAGATTTGAAGAAGACATCCTGTGGAACACCATCTTGAGCAACAACACTAAAGGTCTGAGCGGAAGAATAAGAAGATAAATCCCAAGCAGTGCTTAAAGTGTTTTGATAAACTATGTCACCCGCTGACCCAACACCATATATCACAGTACCATCTGGTTTGAAAAAGATACCGCGCGGCCTGGAGTCTGGAGTCGAGAAAGAAACAGAATCATAAGACGCTGTGGATATATTCCATGCAGTGCTTAAAGTGTATTGATAAACTCTGTTGGTCGATCCTCCAAGGACGTACATCTTAGTACCATCTGGTTTAAAATGAACATCGTATGGTTGAGTAGCTTGGTCATTAACAAGAAAACTAACGCCGTCATATGATGCTGTAGATACATCCCAAGCAGTGCTTAAAGAAAGTTGGTAAACTCTGTTGTAAATGTCTCCAATCATATACATCTTAGTGCCATCAGGTTTGAAAGAGATGCTCGTGGGAGAAGTATCCAAAAATTGTACACTATAAGAACCTAACGCAATATCGTTATAGTTATTCTCTGATTTGTTCCCAAAAACTGGGCCATAAATATTAGCACCACCGCCACCACCACCAACATCTGTAGTTCCTGTTGTACTAGCGCCACCACCGCCACCACCGGAGTTTGGTGTTGCGTCTGAACCTGCCGCAGAGGTGCCATTATAAGTACCGCCACTTCCACCAATGCCACCATAGCCAGCGGCACCACCACCTCCACCTGCGTTATCATAAGTGCTTGTCCCAACTCCACCAGTGCCACCTAAACCAAAGACTGTGTTTGCGGAAGTTAATTCAATTAAACTGTATTGATAAACTGTATCGGCCGCTGATCCAAGTATGAACATCTTAGTGCCATCGTCTTTGAAGAAGATGCCGAATGGAGAACTATCTTGACTACTAACATAAAAGCTAACAGAATCATAAGATGCTGTAGATACGTCCCAAGGCGTACTTAATGAATATTGATAAACTGTATCGGTCGCTGATCCAAGTATGAACATCTTAGTACCATCGTCTTTGAAGAAGATGCCGTATGGAGAACCGTCTTGACTACTAACAGAAAAGCTAACAGAGTCATAAGATGCTGTTGATAAATCCCATGCAGTGCTTAAAGTGTATTGATAAACTCTGTCGGTTGATGACCCAACCATGTACATCTTAGTGCCATCAGGTTTGAAAAAGATATCGTATGGAGCGCTATCTTGACTACTAACATAAAAGCTAACAGAATCATAAGACGCTGTTGATAAATCCCATGCAGTGCTTAAAGTGTATTGATAAACTCTGTCGGTTGATGACCCAACCATGTACATTTTAGTGCCGTCGGGTTTGAAAAAGATGCAGTATGGAGAACCATCTTGACTACTAACAGAAAAGCTAACAGAGTCATAAGATGCTGTAGATACGTCCCAAGGCGTACTTAATGAATATTGATGAACACTGTCGTTTGATACTCCAACCATGTACATCTTAGTGCCATCTGGTTTGAAAAAGATGCTTCTTGGACTACCATCTTGAAAACCAACATAAAAGCTAATGCCTTCATACAATAAATCATTAGTCTGGTTTGTGACAGTAGTTCCTATATTGCCACCAATACCACCAAAAGCACCTAAAATAATTTCATTAGGTCTTGATATATACGAATCTTCACCCTTTTGACCAGATGTACCGTCTGTGCTACCTAATCCACCTTTCCCGACAAAAACAGACAACACCTCGTTTGGCGTAACTGGAATGTCATTAGCATAGACTAGATTACCACCATTACCCCCACATGCGCCATTCGTAGTGTCGTCAGCGCCGCCACCACCGCCTCCAATAACAACAGCAGAAATTTTATTTACACCATAAGGTACTGTAAACTCATGCTCACCTACTGTTGTGAACTCAGCTTGACCTGGAGGATTTCCAGCTAAGACAGTACCGCTATACGTTCTATTGTTTACGGTGAATCCACCTGGCCCTGTATTTTCTGGTACATATAAAATGAGATCATCTGTTATAGAGATTGTTCCATTTGTAGTAGAAACGTTATAAACTCTTCTGGAATCATAGTTTGAAATTAAGAAAAAGTTTGGCACGTTTGCATATAGTTGAGATCCTCCCGACAATCTTATATCAAATGAACCAAGAATGTCCCAATTATCATTACTTCTAGTTTCTAAAAACCCACTGGCGTTATTGTATCTAATCGTACCATTTAATGGCGACTCTGGTCTTGTAGAAGCATCCCCAGAAGGCAGCTTTAAATAACTCGTGCCAGTAAATGTAGCAGACTCTAGATTAACTAAGTTGTTGTCATTGTCAATAACAGTATTTCCAGATATCTTTATAGACATTATAAGTCTCCAGTATTTGTTGATGGGAATGCCCTATCGGATCCCCAAATAATTCTAACAGCGCCAGACCCACCATCACCATGCTCACCGAATGTGTTGTCGGCACCCCCGCCACCACCACCAAAGTCACCGCCTTTATTTACAAATGAAGTAGAACCTTGAGACTGTCCACCTCCACGCCCACCGTCTTGACCACCTGAGCCACCGAAGCCATTTGATCCGTTAGCAGTAGATCCGTTCCCCCCAGCGCCAGAAGCACCTTCACCGAATATACCAACACCACCACCGTTACCAGCAGCATCAGACGATCCTCCGCCACCGCCGCCACCGCCTGCACCACCTGAACCAGAAGTGCCAGATTGAGCGTATGAACCACCATTACCACCGCTGCCAGAGTAACCACCTGCACCACCACCGCCTCCAGCATAAGTGCCTTCAGTGGCGCCAGTGCCACCACCACCGCCGCCGTCACCTATAAATCCACCACCAAGACCACCAGAGTCATCTTGATCTCCACGAAATCCACCAAATCCGCATACAGTCGCTATGTCAATGAAATAACTGCTTCCTCCAGCAGATGCGTTATCTAAAGAGTTTGTACTTCTAACACCACCAGAACCAACAACAACTGTGTAGCTTTGTCCTGGTATAACAGTAATGTCATTTCTCCAACCTAAGCCGCCACCGCCTCCGCCACAGCCGCCTGATGATGTAGCAGAACCGCCGCCGCCACCACCTACTGCAACTACTGATACAGAAGTAACGCTATCTGGGGCAGTCCAAAGATATGTTCCAGGTGTTGTGAAGGCTTCTTGTTTAATAGGATTTATGAAAAAAGGAATAACCTCATCATTAATTGTTAAAGAAACTAAGCCTTGTTCGTCTGGTGTGAATGTTATAACATTTTCAGTTCTTGTTGCGGTACCACCACTTGTCGTTATCGTATAATTTGTGAAACTATCGTAATCAGTTATTTCTAATGTTATAGATTCACCCAATTCTATAAATGGAAGTTCGCCAGGAGTAGTTATTGCGTCTGATTTTATTGTAAACTCTGATGGTGCGCCTATAACGCTCCATGTACCACTCTTAAATAACTCAAGTTCTTGTTGATCAGTGTTGAATCTGATCATACCATCTTGAGTGAAGTTAGGTCTTTGCGCAGTTGTACCTGATGGTAACTTCACATAGCCAGTTCCAGTGAACGTAGCAGACTTTGCATTGGTGACATTTCTACTGTCATCAATGATAGTTGTATTTTTTATTTTAATAGCCATCTTCGCGTCCTCCTAGGATACTCGGCTGTTTTGTTATCTTATTTATTTAGAGAATCAACTTTACTTTGCAGTTCCTTTACGGCCTGTAACAATACTGCTATAAGACCGTTATAATTAACAGTCTTAACTTCATCGTCAGAAACTATTTGTGGTAGTACTTTTTGAAGTTGTTGTGCTGATACGCCAAGAGAAGACTTCCCAGTATCATTCCAAACGAATGAAATGCCGTCAATATCATTAATTAAATCTAAAGCGTTTTCAATAGGAGTAATGCTATTTTTAAATGTTTCGTCTGATAATGAGTTAAACTCTGTCGCATTCAACTGACCAGTGGATGGCTTGAAGTATAGTTTAGTTGAAGAAACTCTTAGATTTTCTGTTTCACCAGACGCGGCTGTGACGAATGTTGGATAATAATTAGAACTGGTTGTTGTGTCGTCAATAACATCAGGTTTAGTGATTTCACCCCAACCTGTTCCATTGTATCCCTCAAACTCATTTGTTGACGTGTTAAAACGAATCATGCCGGCAACACCAGAAGGTCTATCAGCACTTGGGCCACTAGGAATTGTTATGTGACCGTTTGAAGTGAATGTCACATCACCATCTAATCTTGGAATGTTATCAAGTTCTGTTTGTAACCCGTCAATGTTAGCGATGACGTGATTATGACTATCATCTGCCACTGAAGCTGTTAGTGTGGCATTACCAAGATTGGTTAGCGTAACAGACCCTGATAAGTCGCCAGCAAGAGTGATTGTTGGATCTGGTTTGTTTGTTACGTTTGTCCAATTAAGATAGTACGAACTATTTTGACCATCAAAAAGTACAGAGTTATTAGATGTACCATGAAATGTGCCAACAAATGTATTACCAGATACAGTTTGACTAAAGTTTACGCTACCCGTGAAAACTGTATTAGCAGAACCTACAGTCGTTTTGAGATTGCTAATTGTCAACTCTGACCCAGCATCATCAATCACAACGTTGCTTGATAATGTTACAATTTCAGAGAATTGAGCGTTTGATGTAATACTCAAATCACCTGGAGTTCCAGCACTACCGCCTCTTAACTCACCTAAAGCGAATACTGTGTTTGCTCCAACCGAACCGTCAATGGTTAAATCACCAACATTTGTGTCGCCAATACCAAAAGTGGCGACAACCGTACCCATGTCGTCTATCAATTCATTTGTTCTAGTAAGCCAAGTTTGAAATGTATCGCTGGCACTATCTACTTCTGCGCCTACGTATGAACTAATCGCCATTTTTTTCTATCCTATCTAAAACTTTTACTAGAATTGACTTTATTTCACTCATTTCATTTTTTAGATTAGAGACTTCTTCAGAAATCTTTTTGTTTTTCAAAAAAGTCTCTTTCTTTTTCTTGTACGCTTCAAGTTTATTTATGTCGCTGTTTATAACGACACCCGTTTCTTTATTTTTCAAATAACCTTGTTCATCAGTCTTTTCAAACATAATCACCTCTGTAATGCGATAGCTCTTAGTGAAGAAATCTTTGGATATACTGCACGATTTGATGCAAGTAGACCAATCTTTATCTGGAACTCATTAAATCTTGTGTAAATAATCTCTTCATTCGCAGAAACAGTTCCGTCCCCGTCTGAAGGGCCAGTCGCAGTAAACACTGTGCCAACATCATTATTTGCCGCGCCATAGTCAGTAAAATCAGTTGACCCAGCAGAAACGATGAAGTAATCGGTATTCGCTATCATTTCGCTTCCGCTGATAACAGCCAATTCACCAGATTCGGTGTATTGGAAAGCATCTACGTCCCCACCAGTCAGATACTCAACGGGAATTTCATATGTAGTGTCTATGAAATTTTCCTTATTTGTGCTAGAAGATACAGCCGTCTTTGATGTTGAAAGCTCAATCCAAGGTAGAGTAGAAATGTCTCTAATGTCGGCATTATTTCTGAATCTAGCCCAGACTTTAACCTGAGTTGATGCTGGTCTATATTCTTGTAATAGAAGTATTAAATCTTCAGCTTTATTTTCATCAGATAATTGAATAACTTTAGAAATGTATTTTGCTTCAAGATTACCGCCACTAGGCAGATTTTCATTTGTATCATCATTGTTGATTTCATTTAGAGAGAAAACGACACCAGCGATAGCCGAATCAACCACAGGGGTTAGATAGGGCGAAGTGCTGCTAAATGTCATATTGATCTTAAATGACTTCTCACCATTTAGAAGACGAACTTCTTCTGATCTTGACAGAACATTGTGAACTTTCTCATATTCATGCTCTTCGTTGAAATCTACCTCAATAGCAGACTTTAATGTAGTACCTTCTGTAGCAATAGTAGAGAACGTTACGTTTGTTTCATTACTTGCATTTAGATAAGAAGGACGCAGTGTTGCTGTGTTGAAATCATACGTGTCAAATCTTTCAATAGTGAACCCTGGAACAACAGTTGGGTCTGCTATAGCTAATCCTCTAGGCAGTGTGATGGTACCTGTTGGGGCATAAGGGTTAGGAACAGTTGAAGTTGCGCCAGAATATGTTACTGAAATGTCTGTACCATTTAGCACTGATTTATGTCTATTTGGTAGAACTGATCTGATTTTACCATCGACATAAAACTTACCATTTGAGTGAATCACATCAAACTTTTTGTTTACTCTATCAACAATGTCAACTACACCAATACCAAAATCAACAGAAGAGATTGTTCCTGTGTCGCGCACAACAGCAGTATTAGCCTCGTAAATCGTTGTATTTGAGTTAATGATGAAGTCAAATCCATCTGTGTAAATGTCTGTGCCATCAATTTCTAAGATGGTAGCATTTGCTGAACTTGTACCGTCAACAATTGTGTCGCCTACTTGTAGAGTTGCGCCATTCGTAAGAGCGATATTTAAGATTTCTGTGCCGCGAACAGGTTCACCAGATTCAAAGAATGTTGTGTTGAAGTCCGTGTTAGATGAGAAGAACTCAGCATCTTCTAGAAGATATGTAGCTGTTCCAGTCGCAGGGGAATCTACACTAGCGTTAAACTGCGCTCTATTGAATCTGATTTTCAGATCAATATCAGGTACAATATCCCAGTTCAGGTTATTGTTAGTAGTGTAGAATGTACCGAACTGGCCTCTGTTACTAACTTGATTCCCAGTCGCAATATCATTTTCACCAAGTCTTGAAATCCAGAAATATGAATCTGGGTTCAAACCTTCTGTGTGAATAACAAATGCGTATTGCGTGTCGTTATATAAGAACACTGGTGATTTGAAATTAACTTTAGTTGAATTTGTGATACCGTCAGTTGAGACTTTTAGTCTTTCATCGTCGCGATTCATCCAAACAACGCTATGTGGTACAGTGGTTCTTGTGATTCCTCCAGCGGAGTCCATTTCGCGAATCTCAAACCAAACGCCTAAAGTTGGGTGCAGTGCTGATAGCCAAATATCAACAGAGGTCATGAAGACGCCCTCTACACCTTCACCCTCTTCAACTAAGAATGAGTATGCCGCACAAGAAGGACCAACTTCAAACCAACCAGCAGGCTGAATATTAGTTCTAGTTTGTGTCTTGGTTGTCGTACTGGTTCTGGAAGAGGTTCTAGTGACTGTTCTATTTTCTGTACGCTCTCTTGTTTCAGTAGACAGAGTTCTTGTTGACAAAATCGTATTTTGTTTTTGAACATTTAATCCAGATGCTACAAATGTACCTTTACTATAGCTAGACGCATCTACAGAATTTGTTGAACTATCTGTTACCGTTATTTCCTTTTCTCCGACACGGAATCTTTTGTTGTTGTCAGAAGGTAGTCTCAGAAATGCTAGAACTTCGCCTTTAGCATTTGAGTAGACTTCAGAACCCTCTTGACCAATATTTGAAAGATTCATGTCATAATTTTCGTAACCATCATCGTCATCTTGAGCAGCTTTTACAGAATCAAAATACTGATCAACTGATACAGGTGACACATAATCATTCATATTCTCACCATCAAAGAATATGTGGAACCTAGTATTTGGTTTTAACCCGAATGCGTAAACCCTAATTGATTGTGGTCTGATATAAGGTATAACAGAAACATCTGTGACAAAACTACCAATATCATTGGTATCAGTGTCAACGTTAATTATAGTGTCAACGAGACTTCTTTCTTCTATAACTCTTTCAGTGGTTGTAGTAGAAACAGTCTCATCAATATTTCTTGTAGAAGTAGACGATGTTTGCACAGACCCAGGCTGAATGATGAAAAATCTTCCGCCCCTTGTGGCTCTATCTAATTGAGTTCTTATGTCAGCAGTTAAAGTATTCCCAGCAGCTTGATACGCATTTAATATACTAGATCGTTTAGAGGAAGTCACATTAATATAAGACATCACTTCAGATAGCGTATTAAACGTTTTCAGCAGCTTTTCATTGCCATTAAAAGCTCTATCGCCGAAATCCCGATGATAAACTTTAAAGACGTTTGAAGATGTGCCTGAAATTGCACCTGTTTGAGTATTTTTCCAAGCACCTGTTTGAGTGTTAATAACTCTTGATCTAGAAGTTGAAGATAGGACTTGCTTTGTACCCCATGCGCCGACCTCTGTTGAAACGGTAGCACCGTCACCTAAAGTTGTGTCGTTACCTATATCAAATGATTTATCTACTGTACTGATGTCAGCCCAAGTGTCAATGTCGGGATACACGTTCATGTCACCAACATAACGATAAGAACTTAATTCAATGTTTCTTGTAGAAGTTGCAAATAATTGCTCTTTCATCACAGTTTCGGTGAAAGGAATGTGAATCAAGGCACCAGTTCGCGTTGTACCAGATCCTGTAGTGAAGTTCGTGTCAAACCCTTCAACAGTTACCGCTGGCTGCATAACTTTACTTACTTTATCAACAGCGATATTGAAATCCAAATCACCTAAATCAGAAAGACTGTGATCTACAAATGAGTTTACAAAGACTCCATTTTTAAATCTATCTAATCCATTTTCATCAGGGATTGTTAAATCAAGAGTGTCTTTCTCCAAAAGATTTAGAGAAGTGTAAAACTCTAGATTTTGAATTCTAGTTTTCATTGCAGAAATGTCGGCCATAGTGTGTCTTTTATGGCCAACCACATCTGTTGTAATAGCCTCGTCTAGTTTACCTAGAACTTTAGCGTAGCTATTTGACAATGAAGGATAAGGCGTGACAAAAATGTTCGCAATTCCCATGTAAGTTTCTGGAACTCTTGGAAAGTTTGGATACAAACTTGAACGACCTTTGAAAATTTTAAATTCGCCTTTTGGTGATACTGCCAAAACATCTCTTCTAGCAGTATAGTATGAATAGTCAAACACCAAGTTAGTACCAGGAGTGGGCGCACTAAGACCAGAAACTGGTGCGCTAAATGTTGTTGAATTAGTCGGATTCGTAGGAGCAGTTGCGATGCTTGTTCCTGGAGTTGCTGTCGGTGCTTTCACCGCTCTGAAGTCAATATGATTTCTTCTAATGAAATCCAAGTCCTCAGTTTTTACTGTTGTATCTGATTCAGTAGTGTCGTCAATTGGGTAGGAGTCAACAGAGAAATACGACCCACCCCCAGAAATATCTGGATCAAAATAATCAAATTCAATTAGGAGATGCTCAGTATTAGAAATAGGTGCATTAGATTGAATGTAAGATGTGTTATATGAATAACCAGTGATGTTTGGAACAAGAATAAACTGAGATGTCACATCAGTACCTTGAGTTGATGATGTAATTTCACTAGTGTCTTTTCTAACCGATCTCAACACAAATGCGTCTGATACACCCAGATAAAAGTTGCTTAAATCTGATGCCGTGGATCCATCAATCTTTACATAATGCTTTGCTTTGATAGTCTTTTCAATTTCACCAGCAGACGTTTTCACAACTCTATAAGAAAGTTTGCATGATACAGTAGAAGAAAGCGTTTCACCTAAGTTAATGGACAATGTAGAAGAAGTAGCTGTTACTGTTCTTACCACGCCAGTTGTATAACCCTTAGAGTTTAGATCAATTATGTCACCTGCGACATATTCTTTAGTCCAATTTTGACCGCTTGCCGTTCCTAGTGCCGCTTCAGTAAGTGTAAGTGACGTATTGCTCTCAATGCTTTCAATGATGTAAAGATTACCACTAATCTTAATTCTATCACCCACATTCAACTTATTGAAGTTTGATCCGACACCTGTTACAATTTTAGAGCCATTTGTTACAGAAACTGAACCGTCACCATCAATGTATCCATTTTGCGTGACAGTTAATAATAGTGTGTCTTTAGCCAGACTACCAAGTGTTCCAGCAGCGTAGATCAAAGACTCGCCAGAACTTAATGATACGATGCCTGTGATTGATCCACCAGTAGTTATACTACCAGATCCCTGTTTGATAAACGTTGTGTTTAATTCGTCGTTATTACTTTCATTTTTGATGCTTCTCACATAGTCGCTACCAGCATAAATCAATCTAGGATTATTTGTCGTGTCATAGATAGTCGCTTGACCATCTTCCAGAACGATGTCAGCAAAGAATGTTGAGTTACCAATACCACGAACATCCGCAAAAGACTTGCCTGAGTTGATGCTAACATCTGCGATGTAAAATCTCATAGTAGCGTCAGGTGATCCTAGCTTACCATCTTTTCTTAGATATGAGACTAGTCTAGCTGTACCAATTGCATTACCATTTGGTGTGGCTGAGTGAATGACTTCATTTGTAATTCTAGCTTCCGCCAAATCATATAGTGTCACTTCTACGTAATTGTCTGGGTCAGGAATACCCATAATCTCATTTACGATTACATGCGGGCCTGATGGCACGAAAGAATAGTTTTCGTTTACGAATGTGAAATCAGTCGCCTTGTCACCTTCAATTGCTCTTGTTGCAACAGTCTCAACTTCGTAACCTTTAACGTATGCTAAACCCTTTTCAAGCTCCACAACATACTTTGAGGAGTCACCACCTTCAGCTTCGGTATACTTGCCACCGTTCGTACCTGTGTTTAAATGTTCGCGAGTGTTCATTGTCCAACCACGAACAATGTAGTCTCCAGATTCATTATAAGTTCTTCTTGCGAGTTCCTCTGCTACTTGATTGTAAAGAGTTTTCTCATTTTTTTCAAAAACTTCACCGTTTCTCAATTCAAGTAAAAGAAAGTTGTTATCATCTTCAAGATCGACATCAAGATCGGAGACATTTAGCGTTAGTTCACATCTTAGTCTATCCGCACCAGGTGCGTTAAAGTTATTGAATCCTTGAGCATTGTCCAATAGTGATGTGTCAGCATTGGAGTCAACAGTAGAGAATGTTGCTTTAAAATAAACTTTCTTGTTTGCGCTTGCATTAAATGGATCAATGGCAATTTTCTGCGAATCAAACTTTACAAAGAAACCTCTTACGTAAAGAACGCCTTCAGAAATACCAAAGATTGACCCAGTGCCAGCAGTATTCAATGCGGATGTTGGCATACTGCCAGTTATAGATGTAGTAGTCGTATAGTTAATAGTTTCGTTTGTAAACTCTGTAACAATTTCACTATTATTAGAATCAGTGTAGTTGATGAAAAGAACTGTAACACCGATTTCAGTTGGATCAGCTTCGGCATGAATAACTTTAGCCCTTAGGCCAGTGACAGTACCTACTAATTCAGCACCTATTAGATTTGGCAATTCACCAATGTTTGTTTGGATGCGAACATAGTCTACTGGGTCTTGTGGATCAAACTTACCACCAAGAACACGAGAACCGTTCTTAAAGACGTGATCACCAAATCTTTCAATCTGTTTTTGTAGAATAGTCTGAAGCTGGGTTAGTTCTCTAGCTTGAACAGCTTGACTAGGCTTAAATAGAATACGATGAAAGTTCTTGTCTTCATTGTAGTCATCAAAGTATGGTGATACATTAAAATCTAGTTCTTGACTCATTTTAGCCCCTTAAAATCCTATTACTATTTTGATGCGCTCTATGCTTTCTGGCGATCTTACTATTGGGTTTACGTTCTGCACATACAGAATTGTCTCTGATCCTAATATCATATCAGGCTGACTTATGCTATTTATAAGCGCTCTAGTACCTGTTGTCTGCCCAATTATAGTTTTTCCAGTACTAAAAGAACCTTTAGTGTTTATCAAATTGACTGTACCATTTTCTGATGAATATACGTAACCTTCAGCATTTGTTCCCGATTCAATCACTCTTTCGTCGTTATCAAATGCACTTTGAAAGGTGTAAGTAACACCTAAATTTAAAGTTTGATCAAACACATCATTATTGTTTTCTAAATTAGCCACATCAAATGACGTGTTAGCAATAACAACTGTTTCAAGCGGATCAAAAATACCAGAAGTCTCTTCTAGTTCTATTTTAGTGTTGACTGAATCAATAGATAAAACTTTACCACTTGCACCAGAGTTTGCTTGAAGTACAGAATCACCAACATTGATACCAGACACATTATTCAAATCTATTGTAATGTTATTCAATAGAGGATTTTTTAATACACCAATTACCCTGAAATCGTTATTGGCACTTGGCGCTTCATCACCTGCAAAATTAATTGAGAACCCTACATTCTTAGCAAACAACTCTTTCTGAGGATCTGATCCATGTCCATTCTTAGGTAGAACGATTGCTCTTGCTGTGGCTTTTGTATATCCAGTTTCAACATACGTTTCATTTGTTTCTATAGATACGTTAGCGTACAAGTACCCACTACCAGATTCTATAATTTCAACTCTATCTATAAACGTAGACTCTTCATTAACAATTGCTCTTGCTCTAAATCCAGTTCCGTTACCATTAACAACTACGTTAGGTGAAATGATAAATGTGTCTCCAGCCACAGGTGTTGTTGTGAATGCTTCGTCAACAAGAACAAATTTGAAGTTGCCCTCAATACCATAGTCAATGATTTTTCTTAGTTGCCCTGCACCTGTACCAGAATCAATATAGACAGCATTGTTGACATAATAATCTGCTGTTGGGTTGAGAAGTTCATCACCTTGAACGTAAAACTTTCTCGTGTTACCGCCAATATTTGTCTGTACAATAATTCCAGATGCTGTTTGGTTATAACCAAATCCACTCTCGTTTATTTCAACATAGTCAATTGTACCAGCGACGGCATTGTTAACCACGTCTGAGTCAACTAGAAATGGAAAGTATTCAGTAGTAGCAAATTTTGCGTAAGTTGCGGTCGAAATTTTGTACATAAACTTCCACACATAATTGTCAGATGTTTGATAAAATTCATCTGATGCTGAAGTTTCTGAAATTAATGGTTGCACTGTTGACGGAGAACTGTTATAATTGTTTATACACTTGAAAACACCATAGTCTTCACCCTCTTGAGAAACTACATAGAAGTCTCTAGTATCTAAACTACCATCGCTATCGTCATATGCGTAGTAAACAGTATTGGCTACCCATGGTTTATTTTTGATCATTAAAGATACATCACTATCAGTGACATATTTTCCAAATATCATGTGATTAGTTAGAATGTATTCCAACTGTTGATCACTGTTAGATGGATCTGGTGGCGACAATCCATCTCCACCATCATATTCTAAAGTTTTTCCAGCGAACACGTAATAGTCATTCGCATTCACATCTTCTACCAACTTGTTGGCTAACATATTTCTGAAATTGGTTGTAACGATCTGAGTCAAAGCAAGCCTCTTGTGATAAATTTATTTAATGTATTTATGTAACTAATAGTTATTAGATATTTTCTTCTATCAAAGAATCTAGACCATATTCAATAATTACGTTACCTTTTATTTGAGTTTCACCAAATAGTTCGCTACCAGCCACGTGTATCACGTCTTTGACTATATCTTCATATCTGTCAAATGAAACGTCTGTTTTAATTTGATAAGAGTATTCTTGATAAAATCTGTTATCATGTAAGAATTTATCGTTCAAATGTGATGTTTTAGTTTTCCAAAACCCTTCAGTCTTACCTTGTCTTTCAACAGATGCTACACCAGAGGCCGCAATAGCTTCAGAATCTAATTCCTTTAAAGTGACATTTTCTAGATTTGTATATCCGTATCCAGAATTGTCAATCTCAACCTTTGAAATTACGCCATCAGCAAAAACAACTCTTGATGTTATGTCTGCGTTATTGCCCATCTCTGGTTCATTTGTTATTTTTTCTACTTGGGTGATCTCTGCTGTAGATGATGTAGTTGAACCAGTTATAGTATCTCCGGTTTGAAATCTATTATCAAAACTTAATGCTCTTACTGTCATTGATGATTCAGATAAAGATTTTATTCTACCTCTAGCACCAGAAGGGGCTGTTATTATTTCACCTAAAACAAATGTGCCTAACGTTTGCGTAAAGGATATCGTTTTATCCAAAATTTCATAGTTAGCAATATCAGCGTTTAAAACTTTGTTGAATACCAGTGTATCATAACCAGTTCCGCGATTCACATTAGTTAATGTTGCTATTTCACCAATAACGGTATTTTGTGATGCTAGGGCATCATCAATTATAGCGTCAAAGCCAGAGTATGGACTTTCTGGAAAACCATATCCACGATCAAGATCAAACTCTAAAACAGCGCCAACACCAGTAGGTATAGAGTAGCTTGGAAGTTCGTCATATCCTTGACCATGATCTAAAATGTTTACACTTGTTATTGCACCACTACCATCTGTTGTAATAGTCGCAACTGCGGATATGATGGCATCACCCCCTAGATAACCCCCACCACTGAATGTTATAAAATCGTTATTGCTATATCCAGATCCACCATCAGTAATCACAACATTGTTTGCTATCTTACCGATACCACTCTTCTCAGCCGTCCCAACGACTATTTCAAGATAGGGAACATCGTCAACATTTACACCATTTATTCTGTCTGTGTTAATTAATACAGTTTCTTTTGTATCTTCTACAAGTGATCCTATTTCAAATCCAGCACCAGAGCCAGTTCCTATTCTTGTAATTTCTTTTGTTATACCATTTTCTGACGTTACGGTATTTACTGAATTGTTTGAGTAGTAGAATGGTGATGTGTTTCCGTTTAATCCGACTCTATCGCCAATTTGACCAACAACTATTCCAGAAGAAGACGTGTTGCTGTATCCTAATACATTATAATCAACACCGTCTATGTTTATTGTCTGAACACCACTATATTCTACATTTGCTATTGAATTGATATTCTTTGAAATCTCACCGCGTATGTCCG